TAACTGATTTAGCATCCACAGAAGCTTTAGAATTAGGTGGTAGAGGAATGGTATCAGCAGCAGCAGCTATTCCTTCAGCAGCAGGCCTCGGTGATTTAGATCTAGGAAATGTATTTGAAGCAACGAGTAAAAAAGTAGCAAACCCAAGAAAAGAACAATTATTTAAATCAATGGGTTTTAGGCAATTCTCCTTTAACTATATGTTTTCACCAAAAAATGAAAAAGAATCTTTAGAAGTAGAAAGAATCATACAACTGTTTAAAGAAAACATGCACCCAGATGTTTCTAAAGATGGTATGTTCTTAATATATCCTTCAGAATTTAGAATAGAATTTCATCATTCAGAAGATGGAAAGTCCTCATCACTTAATAAATATTTACCTAAAATTTCATCTTGTGCTTTAAAAAGCTGTAAGGTTACATATGGACCAGACGGTATGTTAAACACATTTCAAAATTCAGGTGGTAGGCCAACAGAAACTACAATGGAATTGCAATTCCAAGAACTAGAAACTCTTACAAGGAAAAGAATTGAAGAAGGTAAACCAGCAGGAATGAAAACAGGAGGCTTTTAATGTATTTTAAAACATTACCCAGAATTAAATATCCTTGGACAGACAGCAAAGGCAAAGTTCATGGACAAGTAGTTCCTGATTTATTTAGAAGAGTGCAGTTAGATAAGTTTTTTAAAAACAGACAGGTTTTAATAGACACCTTTTTACAAGATAATGATACACCAGAAAGTATTGCTTATGAGTATTATGGCAATGTCAAGTATCATTGGATTGTATTACTGTCTAATAATATTGTAGATGTAAAAAGAGAGTGGCCGTTATCTAATAGAAATTTAATATCCTATGTTAAAGATAAGTATGGAGAAAATAATTCTGGAGATGTCCATCACTATGTAGATTCTACAAGAGCAGATATAATTGTAGATTGGGATGCAACAAAATTGGCTAATGGCGAAATAGAAGCAGTTACAAATTATAATTACGAACAAGATTTAAACGATAAGAAAAAACAGATATTACTATTGAACAAAAAGTATGTCAAGGATATAGTATCTCAGTACAAAAAATTAATGAGTTAAAATTTCATGAGCGATAGTGAAGAACAGTTAGGTACTCCAGGTAATGTTATAATAGAAGAGTGTAAATTATACTTACATGATGGAACTGATGTTGTATTACGAGATATGTCAGATCCAGGCAAGCCAATAAACTATGTTGCAGAAATAAACATATACGAAGGTATATTTGATAAGTATCTAACAGGATCTATTCGAATAGAAGATGCTGCTAACATAATAACCGATGCCCCAATAATGGGAGGCGAAGTATTTTATCTTAAACTTAGAACGCCCACATTAGACGACACCCCAGCGAATGTAATAGAAAAAGAGTTTAGAGTTTTCTCTATATTAGATAGAGATCTTAACGAAGACAGGAGTCAAGGATATACCTTAGAGTTCATGTCTATAGAAGGAATGGCAGATCAAAACCAAATCTTACAACAAAGATATAAAGGTAATACTGAAGATATAATAAGAGAGATATATGATAAGAATATAAAAATATCAAGAAAGCCTATGTCAGGCGGAACCGCTCCTACAGGACTTTGGATAGGAGACACTCCACATAGTTCTAATGTAAGTTTTATATCAAATAAATGGACACCGATGCAAACACTAGATTATATGTCTAAGTATATTAGAGGGAATAAACATGATGGAGCAGACTTCGTATTTTATGAGAGCAATAAAGATTTTTATTTTACTTCATTACAACAACTAATATCAACTGGAAAAGATGCAATGCTTGATGAGTATGTTTACGCACAACCAAGCCAAGAATTGCCCCGTCGATCTGTCGGATCTTTTACAAGTGGTTGGACACCTGCAGGATGGGTTACAATAACGGAAATGAAAATACCTAGAACAATTGATATTATAGACGGCCAAGATTCAGGGTTTTATGCTCAATCGGTTAGAGCATATGATCTATTTAGTAAGGAAAGAATGGAGACAAGAATAGACGCAAGAGAAGATTTTGATAAGTTTGTACATACAGAAGATGGTATTCCAATACCACATGGAGCAGAGGGTTCACCACATGCCATGACAGCAATCAAGGTTTTAAATAGTGCTAACAATATAACACAGTCTTATAATATACCTGGAGCTAAGGGAGGCAACTCAGATAATATGAATGTCATAGCGTCGTCAGTATTAAGAGATAATTATTTTAGTTCATTCAAGGATTATACATTTGAAATAGATGTTCCAGGAAGAACTGATATAGAGGTAGGCAAAATGATTTATGTGGCATACCCTGCACCAAGATCTAAAACAGAAGATTTAGACTTCGATCAAATATTTGATAAACAATTATCTGGGAAGTATTTAATAACACATATAAGACATAAAATAGATAATGCAGGATATGTAATGATGATGGAAATACAAAAAAATGGGCTACCAGAGTCACTAGGACCTGTAGCGGAGGGTGGATAATGGCTTTAAAAAATTATGGTAAATTAAATATACCTGACTGGATATGGTGGGTAGGTGTAATAGAAAATAGAATAGACTTAGCTAAATCTGGTAGATATCAAGTTAGGATTATGGGGTATCATACAGCTGATACAGAGATACTACCTACAAAAGACTTGCCTTATGCTGCAGTTATTAATAGTGTAACAAATGCAAGTACATCTGGCATCATGGAAAATTCTAATTTGTTGCCTGGCTCTACGGTGGTTGGTTTCTTTGCAGATGGTAACGATGGCCAAATGCCTGTTATAATAGGATCTATTGCTGGCTGGCCTAAAGAAAAGAATGAAGACCTAACAATAGAGGATGGCTTTAATGATCCTAATAAAAATTATCCAAGAGGTGGCTTTGGCGAACCAGCAGAAGAAGGATTTGCTGGTGCAGGAGAACCTGATATATCTAGACTTGCCAGAGATGAAGTAGCAGAAACACATTACAGTCTTATGATCAAAAGAGCAGAAAGAGAAATAGATATAAGAACAGCAGCTGCTCCAGATGTAACCGGCCAATTACCTAATAAAACAGATGTAGATTATGAAGGACAAAAATGGGAAGAGCCATATGCAAGAGCCCAAGGTCCATACAAAACATTTGAAATGGAAGAGTTCACACCCAAGTATTGGGACGCATTAGCAGATTTAAAATCAGGTGGAACAGGAGCTCCAAAAGAACCAGGAACATATACATCTATGTATCCTTGGAATCAAGTCAGAGAAACAGAAGCTGGCTTTGTAACAGAAATAGATAACACAGCAGGAAACGAAAGATCTGCCTGGTACCACCCTAATGGTAATTATGAAGAAGTACAAGCAGACGGAACAAGAGTAAACAGGATACAAGGCTCAGACTATGAAATTGTTGCAGAAGATAAAAATGTTTTTATAAGAGGATCTTGCAATGTAACTATATTGGGCGATGCTAAAATGTTAGTAACAGGTAACAAGTATGAAGAAGTAGAGGGCGATTATTTTATATCTGTTCTAGGAGATAGAGTTACAGCAATTAATGGTAGTGATATAAGAAAAGTAACTACTGATGTTAACGATCATATTGGAGGCGAGAGAACAGCTCGTGTTAGTTTAAATGATGACTTATCTGTTATGGGAAAACAAACACAAACTATCCAATTATCTAAAACAGAAACAGTAAAAGAAGATGTTACTGAAAACTTTAAAGCAAAACATATACAGAATGTAGATGGAAATAAATCAACAACAGTAATAGGAACAAATAAAATAATAGTTGGTACTTCAATGATAACTGGTGTGGAAGGTAATGTAATTATAGGAGCAAGCGAAGACATGACAATAAACGCAGATAACAATATGGATATAGATGCATTGGTAGGCATGACAATAGACGCACCTACAATGACAATAGACTCAAATAACATGTCAATAGATGGAGTTCTAGGAAATATTACATCTAATAATGTGAGATTACATACACATACACATGGACAAACAGGTGGTACTAACCCAGATTCAGATAAAGATGTAGATACAAAAGCACCTACATCAGGAACATAATAGGAGGATAAAATGAGTTGCGGACCGGCAAAAGCAATGTTAGAAATGGCAGATCAAGTAGATGCATTAAACGATAAAATTGATGCAGCAATATTAGACTCGCCTTTAGGACAATTAAATGGTATAAAAGCAAAAGCAGAGGCTGAAGCACAAGGACTAATGGATAAACTAAATGCTGCGTTACCTAAAATAAAGCTTTCAGATCTTCCATTTGAGGATATGTCATTACAAGACCAATTCAAAGAAGTATTGGCCATAGCTGCATTAGGATATTTGCAATTACCTAAAATGGAAAATAAAATTAAATCAATGAAAAATAAGTATGGTAGTATGGATGTAGATATAGATAACTTAGCTGACTTGTTGAGAGAAGGTGCTATGGATTTAGATAACTTATGTAAAATGGTGCCTAATGTAAACACACAAGGAATTGAATTAGAAGTTAAAGGGGTACCAACATCGTTTCCAGACTTTGATCCTGTAGCAATGATAAGGAAGGGTGCTCTTCCAAACATGCCTAAAATGGCAGGCAAACCTAGGTTAGGAGATCCAAAGGTAATATCTAAGAAACAAGCAGACGATTTTTTAAATATAGAACTCCCTGTATTTGATTGGTAATGTATAAATACTTACATGGCTACACTTAAACAAAAAAGAGCAAGAATATATAAGGATATTGATTTATCCTTTGGTAAAAATGCCATTACAGGAGACATCAATAAAAAATTAGATGTGAATGCTGTTAAACAGTCTATGAAAAATTTAATAATGACTGAGAATTTTGAGAGACCCTTTCAACCAGATATAGGTTCAGAACTGGCAGGACTTTTATTTGAGAACGCAACAATGTTTACAGCAGATAGAATTAAGAATACAATAGAAAACTTAATAAAGAATTATGAGAGGCGAGCAGTCATATCAGGGATAGATGTAGATCCACAACCGGATCTAAATCAATATGATGTTTCAGTACATTTTGAAGTCATAGGTATAAATCAGCCAGAAGAATTAACAGTACAATTAGAGAGACTACGATAATGGCACAATTAAATACAACAGAATTAGACTTTGATGATATAAAATTAAATTTAAAAAACTATCTTAAATCACAATCTGAATTCTCAGATTACAACTTCGAAGGTTCAGGACTTGCAGTACTAATAGACTTGCTTGCTTATAATACGCATTACAACGGCATGTTAGCACACATGCTTGCCAATGAAAATTTTATAGACACAGCAATAAAAAGAGAATCAGTAGTATCTATAGCAAAAGCAATAGGATATACCCCGAGATCATATCTAGGAGCAACAGCAACAGTAACGATTACAGTAACTCCTCCAGCCTCATTTACAGATACAACTCTTGTACTAGGTAGAAACTCAACATTTACTTCACAAGTAGATGGTGGAACATTTAAGTTTTATCCTTTAGAAGATGTAACTACACAAGCACAGGTTGTTGATGGCGTAACGAAATTTATATTTACAGATGTTTTAATAAAAGAAGGCCTAAGAACATCAAATCAATTTACAGTACAAGCAGCAAATCCTCAAGGCCCATATATTTTACCTAATGAAAGCTGTGATGCAACTACAATAAGAGCTAGAATACAAACATCATTAGGAGATACATCTCTTACAACATGGAATAAGTCTTCTACATTATTAGATATTAAAAGTGATTCCAGAGTATTTTGGATAGAGGAAGGAATAGATGGCCTAGTTCAGGTAAGATTTGGAGACGGTGTAATAGGACAAAAACTTGCAGTAGATAATGTAATTATTTTAGATTATATAGCAAGTTCAGGTAAAACCCCTAACGGTGCAAAAACATTTAATGCAGGTAGTGTTATATCCACATCAGGCGAAACTGTTGCAGTTACAACTTCAAGTGCAGCATCAGGTGGTAATATACAAGAAACAGTTGATGAAATAAGATTTAATGCTCCTAGAGTTAACGCTACAAGAGATAGAGCGGTTACAGAATCAGACTACAAAGCACTTATATTACAAAGTAATTCAAACATACAATCTGTTTCTGTTTGGGGTGGAGAGAAAAACGATCCACCTATGTATGGTAAAGTGTTTATTTCTTTAAACCCGGTAACAGATCAGATTATAACAGAACAAGATAAAGATAATATTAAAAATAGTATTATTGATCCTAAAACGCCTGTAGCAATTATACCTGAATTCGTAGATCCAGAGTACACATACATCTCACTACAAATAGATTCCACATACGACCCTAAAATTACAACATTAACAAAGGGTGAAGTAGAGACAGCAATTAAATTACAAGTAGATAATTATTTTAACAACTATTTAAATAAGTTAAATAAGAGTTTTTATTATAGTAGATTGCATGACTTAATTAATTCACAAACAGATTCTATTATATCAACTAATATAAGAATAGGTTTACAGAAAAGAGTAAAACCAACTCTTAATTTAGATCACAATTACACAGTCAAATTTAATCAAAAGTTACAACCTAGAGAGCTTTCTAGTACATACTTTAATATAAAATTATCTTGCCAAACATATAAAGCGACATTATCAGACACACCAGCAGCCTCAGTAGTTGCACCTTTATATAGTGGAACAGGAACAGTAAACGCTGTAGCTATAGATGGAACGATACTAGCAGCAGTAGGAACAATAGATTACGATTCAGGAACAGTTGATTTACCAGCAATGTATATTACAAGTTTATTTGGAACAGAATTAAAATTAAGAATAAATGTTACACCACATGATAGTATTAAAGATATTACAACACAAGCTTTAATTAGAACATCTGATACAAGTACGGCAGCAGTTATTGCTAAGCCTTCAAGGAACACAGTCCTATATCAAGATGATAGTGTTTTAAATTCTACAATTAATACAATATCAGGTGTAAGGATAACAGCGAATAAAGAAGTAGAAGAAGTTTAATGGCGGATTATATACCATCATTTTATAGATATGTATCGTCTATAACAGTAACAGCCGGAGGTACGGGGTATAATAATGCTCCGACAGTATCCATATCTGGCGGTGGTGGTACCGGAGCAACAGCTACAGCAACGGTATATAGTGGAGCTATTACAGGATACACAATTACAAACAAAGGATCAGGATATACTTCTGTTCCAACAGTTACAATAACACCACATGCTAGTGATACATCTGCAACAGGAGCAACAGCATCTGCTGTATTAGACGCAGCTCAAGGAAATTCATCTTTAGAAACAAACAACAATAGTTATCTAATTAGAGAACAAGTTCCACAATATCTTAGAACAGAGTATCCCACTTTCGTAACATTTTTAGAAAAATATTATGCGTTTATGGATACTAATTATAGTGACCCTAATAACTATGTATCAGACATAGATTATGGTAGCGAGCAATTTTTAGATAAATGGAGAGGAGCATTAGTATCAGACTTTCCTAAACTATTAAGCGTAGATAAAACATTCTTTTATAAAAAAGCTAAAGACTTTTACGAAGCAAAAGGTAGTAGAAGATCTATAGAAGCCTGGTTTAGAGTATTATATAACGAAAATGTAGAAGTAACTTATCCATATCAATATGTATTAAAGCCTTCAGATGGTATCTATAATGTAGAGAAGGCAGTTAAAATACAAGAAGCAGAACATGGCGGAGGTAGTTTAGAGCCTTTAACATTAGAAGGTAAAAAGATTGATTTAAGATATAAAGAAACTACTGGTACAGTTACAATAACAAATACAACAAATGCTAGTGTAAGAAGAGTAGAGAAGAATACATACCAAACAAACGGATTAACACTACAAAGATTTGAGTTAATATTATCCTTTGACGACGCAGGAGTAACAGAAATATTTGGTCCTGGAGCTGGAGCAACAGCAACGGCAACAGTATCAGGTGGAAAGGTTACAGGCATTACAGTAAATACTGGTGGATCAGGATATAAAGCAGCTCCACCTATACAAATTTTTCCCAATACTGCAGATACAATTACAGATGTAGCAACAGCACACGCATTAGTAACTGATGGTGTTGTTACAAGCATCGTTGTAGATAACGATGGAGCAGGATACAACAACGCACCAACAATAGAATTTGATTTAGAAGATATAAGATCTTATGTTGTAGACGATGGTGCAGGAAATAATTTAACAGACATATATGGTTACATAGTTAGAGTATTAACAGGTGTAACATATAAATCTTATTCAGGTTCAGCATCAAATGCTGGATTTAAAGTAGGACAAATATACGCTATAAATGAAACAGGAGATGATGGTAAAGCATACGCAATTTCAGGATATTTTGCTGAGGACTACACCTTTATAGGTGGCTCTAATGATGCTTATATAAGAGTATCAGCGGTAACCACAGCAGGCCTGCCATCAGCCTTTACAGTTATAAACCCTGGTTCAACATTCTTAAAAGACACAGCGGATATTACTATTACCTCTCCTTCAGGAGAGACATGTACTATTACATTGACAACAGGATATTTATTTGAATACGAAGGTAAATATAAAAACGACCAAGGAAAATTATCCGATGTTAATGTATTAGCAGACAACAAACGATACCAACCATATTCTTATGTAATTAAATCGGGTATAGCACAAACAACCTGGAACAGAGCTTTACGAGATACAGTTCACCCTGCAGGTATGGAAGTGTTTGGAGATTTAATTGTTAAAAGTGAAATTGATTTTAATGTAGCATTTAGTGTTGAATCTACAGGATATACATTCTATATATTTGACGCAGATGATATAGTAACAACTGTTGAAACATTAGTATTTGATCTAAGTCTGGCTAAAGCAGACACAGGAACAGTTACAGAAAATCATGGAATTCACTTTGTACCAGCAGACAAAACAGATTCAGCATTAGCAACAGATCAAGGTATAAACCCTTATGTTGTAAGTGGTTATTGGAATGACGACTCAGATGGAGTATCAGCCGATAACTATAATATTGGAGACGAGCAGTTTAGTTGGAGTCTTGGCAAATCTATTACAGAGGCCTTAACAGCTTCTGATAGTGTGACAGAAGATAGTATAGATATATCCTTTATTAGAGCATTTACAAATACAGCTACAACAACCGATGCAGCAGCCAAACATTTTTATAAAGCATTCAATGATGCCTTTACTAATACTTATTGGACACCAGCATCGGGAACAGGAGCATATACAAATGATGAAGATAACGAAGGAACATTCATATACTATGTAGGCACAAGCCAGGGATCTGTTACAGCAACAGATTCTATTAATGTTGAAAGAATACTAAGTACTGCAGATCCAAACGATTCAGTATCGGTAACTGAGGTTGCTCAGATAAATACAACCTTTGCAAGAGCACTTAGTGATTCTGGAACAGCAACAGATAATTATGTAGTGAATTTTAGTACCACATTTACTGATACGACATCTAATTCAGATACAAGTGTCCTATCAGTATCTAAAGTATTGGCTGATAGTAAATCAGCAGCAGAGGCTATTGTACTTTCAGTGGCAATGGCAGAAACAGATACTGCAACATTAAGTGATTCTAATACATTACAATTAAATAAACCAGTTTCTGAATCTATTAGTGGTTCGGAAGCACTAACGAGTATAAATACAAGTAAAGGAATAACTGAAACAGAAACAGTTACAGAATCCTTAGCAAATGCACTAACAAAACCAGCCGTGGTAGATAGTGCAAGTGCTACAGACACGGGTATAGGATCAATGCAAGACTATGCAGATCCAACATACCTTTCAGAGGATTATGTAGGAACCGGTTGGAACTTTACATAACGATAAACATATTAGGAGATTAAAATGTTTAAAAATGACAAAACGAAAGCTACAGGTAAGCTTACAGTTGAAATCAAAAACCCTCAGGGTAAAGTAATCGAAACTAGGGAAGTTAAAAACCTAGTGGTTGATGACGGCCTTGAATTTATAGCATCTAGAATGAAAGATGCTACAGCAACAGCTATGTCTCACATGGCCATTGGAACAGGTTCATCAGCAGCAGCTGCTGGTGACGCAGCTCTAGGCACAGAAGCAGCGAGACAAGCACTAACATCTACAACGGTTACAGCAAATGCTGTTGCCTATGTTGCATCTTTTGCAGCAGGAACAGGCACAGGAGCCATCACAGAAGCAGGTATTTTAAATGCCGGTTCAGGTGGTACTCTACTTTGTAGAACAGTTTTTTCTGTTGTAAACAAAGGGGCTTCAGATTCAATGACAATTACTTGGACAGTAACAATATCTTAAGGTAAGTAGATGGCGCTAGTACTACGCAGACTAGGTAGAGTGGAATTGGCCAGAACATTCCACAGGGATATTCGTAATAACAACGACTATTTCCACTTTGCCGTAGGTAGAACAGAGGCTTGGTCTGATGACACAAGCCCTGAACTGCCTATCGACAACGATTCGTATGTCTCAACATTTAGGCGCAGCATGATGTTTACTCAAAGAATTGATTCTGCAGATGTTTGCTTATTAGCAAAACGAACAGATTGGACAACGGGCACGGTGTATGATGAATATGATGATAATGTTTCATCCTCTAATCAAACATACTCCGGGGCCTCCAATCTTGCAGATGGAAACTTTTTTATAATGACTGATGAATTTAAAGTATATAAATGTATCAGTAATAATAATAATGGACAAAGTACAGAAAAACCAACAAGTACAGGAACATCTGTATTTGAATTATCCGATAATTATAATTGGAAATTTATGTTTCAAATTTCAGCATCCGATCAAAATAAATTCTTAGATGCTGATTATATTCCTGTTAGAAAATTAACAGGAAATCCAACACACGATGTCACAGGAGAAGTAGATAGTATTACTATAACTGCAGGAGGCACAGGATATACAAGTGCTCCTACAGTAGTAATACAAGGTGACGGTGATGGATTAGCAGCAGGCACAGCAACTATAGCAAGTGGAGCAGTAACAGGTGTTACAATAACAGCTTCCGGATCAGGTTATAGTTTTGCCTTTGTAACTTTCACAGGTGGCGGAGGCTCTAACGCGGCAGGTACAGTCAATTTAGGAGACGCAGATTCACTTCCAGCATTACAAAGTGCTGTTGAAGGGGCTGCAGTTAATGGAACATTAGATAGAGTAATTGTTACCACAGCAGGCCAAGACTATGCAGCAAATGATGTACAATGTAATGTGGAAGGAGATGGCTCAGGAGCAGAAGCAAGTGCTTATGTAAACGCAGCAACAGGAGCTATTACAAAAATAAGAGTTACAAATCCAGGCTCAGGATACTCATACGCAACAATAAAAATAACAAACACAGCAGCCCCAGGCTCAGGAGCAACAGCTAGGGCAATAGTTTCACCACAGGGTGGACACGGTTCTAATGCAACAAAAGAATTATTTGCTTATCAAGTAGGAGTAACAGTATCATTCTCAGATAATGACAATGCAGATTTAATACTAGGAAATGACTTTAGGCAAATTTCATTAATTAAGAACATTAAAACTCCAGCAGGAGTAACATATACAACGAACACAGCAACAGCATGTCATATTATAAATGTGGCAGATGTTAGCAAATATGCGGTAGATGATATACTTACATCAGATGATGGAGGTTCATTTACGGTCATACAAATAGACTCAACGAACAAAAATATTTATTTAACATCTACAAATCCAGCAATAACAGTTAATTCAACTTTGACAAATACTACTCAAAACATTACCAGTCTGAGTATAAATAGTTTAACAGATCCAGAAGTTGATAACGCAACAGGCGAAGTAATTTATCTAGATAATAGATCGCCAATTGTTAGATCAGCGGACCAGGTAGAACAAATAAAGGCATTGATTAGGTTTTAACAAATGGCATTAAATTTAAATACATCACCATACTACGACGACTTTAGCGACGACAAAAGATTTCATCGCATTTTGTTTAAGCCTGGCGTAGCAGTACAAGCGAGAGAATTAACACAATTACAGACAATCTTACAAGACCAATTAAATAAAGGTTTTGGATTTGTTATCCAAGAAGGAGCAGTAATTACAGGTTGTGCAGAGTCTACAGAGGTTGTTGATTGGGTTAAAGTCAATGACACAGACGCAGCAGCAGCAACTATAGACAATACAACACTTACAAATTATGTGGGTAAAGAAATTATTGGTAGTTCAACAGGACTTAAAGCAAGAATTACTGGTGTTGAAACAGGCACAGTTGGCGGTGTACCTAATTTAAAAACTTTATATATTAAATATCTAAATACAATTACAGGCCAAACAACTTTTTCTTCAGGTGAAACATTATCAGTTTATACAGCCAATACAGGTGATGGTAGTGGAGCAACAGATCTTAATGGGTTTACCTTTGTAGTTAATAATTTAACAGGTAACAACTTACAAGATAAGAAAGTAGGAGCAACAACTAAGATTACAATAGCTCCTGGTATTATATATGCCAGAGGCTCATTTATAAAAACAGATAATATATCATGTTTTTCAGATAGATACAGCCTACTAAAATTTAAAGAAGTAGGTTTTGTTGTTGAAGAAGCTATAACAGGATCTGCTACAGATTCTTCACTATTAGATCCTGCACAAGGATCATTTAACTACAACGCACCTGGCTCAGATAGATTAAAATATACAGTATCGCTTAAATCATACGGTACTGGAGAAACAAAACCAGAAAACTTTTACACATACGCACATTTTGAAAATGGCTCAATACAAAGAATTTCATTAAAAGATAATCCATTATCAGGTGTAGGAGATATATTAGCAAACAGAACTTATGACGAATCAGGTAACTATGTTGTTAGAGGACAAACTACATCACTTAGAGAACATTTACAAGAGAATAGTAATGGTGGTGTTTTCCTAGCAGCTAATGGAGGATCTAAAGATGCCCTAATGGTACAAGTAGATCCTGGTGTTGCTTATGTAGGCGGACATAAAAGAGAATTATTATCTTCTAAGAGGCTTCCTTTAATGAAGCCAACAATGGATGTTACAAAAGAATCTCAATCAATATCAACATCATATGGAAACTACATAGACATTAATAAAGTAGATGGTACTTTTGATGTAGACGGCGGAACACTAATAGATTTATATGACACAGCCCAAGCAGGTAATGCCTCAGCACAAGGAACGAAAGTAGGTGAAGCAAAGGTAAGACAATTAGTATATTCAAGTGGAACACCAGGTAGTGACGCTTGTGTATATAGACTTTATGTATATGATCTTCAAATGCTTAGCGGAGATTTTACAGCAGTTAAAGGTTTAAGAAATAACGCAGGAAATACTTGGGACGGTGTAGCAGACACAGTTCAAGTAGATAGTAAAGCTGTATTGAACGAAAGTAAAGTAAACAAACTTCTTTATAGACTACCATTTAAAAATATTAAAACATTAAAAGCAGAGGCAGGCAGTACATACGATTATACATTCCAATACCAAAAGGAATTTGATGTAGAATTAAATGGAACAGATGGCGATGCAACTCTAACAGTTACAGGGAATGAAACTTTCCCTTATTCAGGAACATTAACAGATACACAAAAAAGAGATTTTATATGTGTAGCAAAAGTAGGGTTTACACAAAACTCTGCTACTGTAGACCCAGGCACACATATAGATTTAACATCTAATAATAGTAATGCTTCGGTTACAGTCAACAGTTCAACATCTATTACAATAGACACAGGCGGAGCAGTTACAGGAACAGGTACAGTAAGAGTATATGTACCAGTACAAGTAGCAGATTCCAATCCAATAGCTAAAGCATTACAAACTAGTCAATATGTTAAAATTGACACAGGAACACATGTTGCAGGAACAACAGGCGAATATAATTTAGGCGTAGTTGATTTATACAAAATAGAATCAATTACAGCAGGCTCTAACTCAGACTATACAACAGGACAAACTGATGTAACTTCTCAATTTAGAGTAAACAAAGGCCAGCAAGATAGTTACTATGGACAAGCAAAAATATTTAAAAAATCATCTGCAACAGTAGATATATCTACAAACAGATATATAGTAGTCAAGTTTTCAGCATTTACACAAACTATTTCCGGCCCATCATTTACTTGTTTAGATAGTTATCCAGTAGATGACGCAGCAACTCCAGCAGCAAATACAATAAGAACAGAGAATGTTCCTTTGTATAATTCTCAAAAATATGGAGACTTTAATTTAAGAGATTGTGTTGACTTCCGTCCTTATATGACTAATACAGCAACACTAACAGGAACATTAGGTAGTGCTACAGTAAACCCAACAAATGATAAAACAATTAACAGGCCAGGACAAGGGTTAACAAATCCACTACCCACAAAAACATTTAGCACAGATTTAAAATACTATCAAGGTAAAAAACTTAGATTAATATTAGACTTTGATGGAGAGTATAGATTAGTCGAAGGAGCTTATTCAGACAATCCTACAATGCCAAGTGAACCAGCGAAAGCAATGACAATGGCATTAATTGATTTACCTCCTTATCCTAGTTTATCACCTGAAGCAGGCAAAATAGCAGGAAGACCAGACTATACATCGTCTATTAAAAACATATCTCAGAAACGATTTACAATGAAAGAGATAGGTGGATTAGAATCAAGGATTAAAAATTTAGAATACTATGCCTCATTAAACTTATTAGAAACATACGCTAAAGATCAAACCATTGTAAACTCTACAGGTGTAGATAGATTTAAAAACGGTATATTAGTAGATCCGTTTACAGGACACAATGTAGGTTCTGTATTAGATCCAGACTACAAAATATCTATTGATCCTGAAAGAAAACTTGCTAGGCCATTCTTTGTAATGGAAAATATTAGAACACAAATATTTGATAATGTATCAGCAAGTGCAACTTATCAAGGAACAGAATTAAGACAGACAGGCGAAACAATTACATTACCTTATGAAAGGAAAGTTCTTGCAAGTCAACTTCAAGCTTCTCAAACTGAGAATTTAACAAAAGAATTAACATTCCACTATGCAGGAGATCTTACATTGACTCCTGATGTAGATAACTTCGTAGACACAGCAGTTCAACCAGCAGTCAATGTAAACTTTGACGGCAACTATGACGCATGGGAAAACATGGCAAATGCTTGGGGAACACAATGGGGTTCATGGGAAGATTCAGGAGTAGCAAATGTAACAACTTCTGCACAAACACTATCAACATTTAATACAGGCGGTGGTGATGGAAGTGGAGCAACATTTACTACAACTACAACAGAACAAACGCAAGTAAGACAGGGCATAGGAATAGATGTAACAGCTTCAACAGAAAATGTATCACTAGGAGAAAAAGTAGTTGATATGGCTTTTGCACCATTTATGAGAAGTCAATTAATAATTGCAGAAGCTACTAGAATGAAACCTGAAACAAGAGTATATCCATTCTTTGACGGTGAAGATGTATCAGCAAATTGTACATTAGAAGATGGTTCTACAACTACTCTTACAACGGATGCAAATGGTGGTGTAGTCGTAAGGTTCACATTACCAGCGGGAAGATTTAAAACAGGACAAAGAATATTTAAACTTACAGACGAGTCAAACAACCAAGATAAAAGTGCTAAAACTACATCCAACGCTGTATTTGAATCTGCAGGATTTATACAACAAAAACAAGATTCAATAGTAGCATTTAAAACTGCTAATATTTCATCTACATCTTTTTCAGATAATAGAACAATAACAGACACCAGTATTAATTATAGTATAGGAGCAGGAACACCATTACCACCTCCACCGGCACCAGTTATTATTAACAACCCTCCGGTAGAGATTATAACAATTAATCCTGTTCCAGTACCTGTACCACAAATTGTTATACAACCAACACCAGATCCTAGCTTGCCAAGTCCATGGCCACCAACAGCTAGGTTAACTACAACTGCAGCACCGGTAACAACTACAACATCAGCACCGGTAACAACTACAACGCTTCAAACACCTGTTGTTACAATACCACCAACTACAGCTGCCCCAACCACTCCAGTTTGGCTTACTCCAACAACGATGGCTCCAGCAACAACATTGGCAGCAGACATACCTGTACTTTGGGGGCCTGGAAGACTAAGAGGAAGAGGAGCTGGAGGGTGGCCAAGTTTTGTTGTTGATATAGGGGCGTCAGTAAGAAACTTAGTGGTACCAGCAATAACCAATCCACCTGTAACACCTGCACCAATTATAGAACCTATAATAGAAGACTTTGAAGTTCCTGAATTAGATTTCGGAGAGAACACAGCATGGTTTGGTAGAGGCTCTATACGAGGACGAAGAGGAGGATTTGGAATGAACGATCCTCTAGCACAAACATTTACAGTTTCAGGAATGCCTGGAGGTGTCTTTATTACAGATATAGATATATACTTTAAAAACAAACCAGCATCAGGCAATAACGGTGTTACAATGGAAGTTAGAGAAGTTATAAATGGTGTGCCAGGACCTCGTATTATACCTAATGGTTCTAAGAGAATGTTATTAAATACTATTAATACATCATCAGAGTCAGGTGGAACAACAGGCTTTGTTGCTACTAATTTCCAATTCCATAATCCTGTATATTTACAAAACGATACAGAATATTGTTTTGTTCCTAAACCAGAAAATGATGAAGAAGGTTATGATATATGGATATCAGAACTAGGCGAAAATCAAGTAGGAACAACAGAAAGAATTACAAAACAACCTCATGCAGGCATGATGTTTAGCTCTGCTAATGATAGGAGCTGGAGTGCGAATCAGTCAAAAGACATTATGTTTAGAATACAGAGAGCTTGTTTTAAACTAGGAACAACATCAGGACAATTAGCAAACGAAAATACAGATTGGATTAATTTTAGTTCTACAAGTACAGGAAGTGATATAGATTGGACACCAGGCAAAACAATACATGGTTTCGAAGGTGTAATAACAGCAGGAGGAGCAGGTTATACAAGTGCTCCTACAGTAACAGTAACTAATACAGGAACTAATGGCACAGGCTTTGCTGCCACAACAACAATTAGTGGAGGAGCTGTAACAGCAATTAATGTTACAAATCCTGGAACAGGTTATACAACCGCTCCAACTATTGTACTTTCAGGTGGTGGATTTACAACACAAGCAACAGCAACAGTTCACTTAATTGGTGGGCTGGTAGAAGGATGGAATCCTTTAGATAGTCAAATGACAGTAGGTAGACAAGCAGATCCTAATCCATTTAAAGTAGGACAAATAATAGGTAACACCGATGGTTACGCAACTATTGGTTCATTTACAAACAAAATAATAAATGAAGTTGCACTTAACTCGGCTTTAATGCTACCTTCACCTTCAGTAGCAGCACTTGCCAAAGTATCAATTAATGAGACAGGCGCAGCAAATGCTGTTTCTAAAACAGGGGTATCAGAAGTTTATACAGACTTAGACTTTAACATTACAACAAAATTAGAAAAAGAACATACAATTTATAGTAGATCAGTAGAACTAGAACAAACAGGAAATGGTGGTTATGTAGGCTGGAAAACAGCACTATTAGATTTAGCATTTTCCACACAACAAGAAAATATTAGTCCTGCTGTTACTACAGAACAGTTAGATTTATTGTGTATAGCAAATAGTGTGAATAATGATTCAGCTAACGAAGACACAAGATTTAAAGGAAACTCATCTTCTCGGTATATAACAAGAAGAGTGGTGTTGGAAGACGGCCAAGACGCTGAAGATATAGCAGTATATTTAGACGCAGCCATTCCAACAGAAGGAAGTATAAAAGTTTACGGTAAATTAATGAACTCCGCAGACGAAGGCGACTTCCAAGATGATTTAAGCTGGGTAGAATTATCATCAATAACAAGCCCATTTGAATCAACAGAAGATTTTGCAGAATACAAATATGGATTGCCTAGTAAAGGCTCTAACGCAGCAGGCTTAAACAGCGGCGTATTTGAATATGATGTAAAATCAGTAGCAAGCATCGCACCTACAGCAGGTTCAGGATATACTTCTGTTCCTACAGTAACAATTACAGGCGGTGGAGGTTATGGAGCTACAGCAGTAGCGTCGATTAATGGTAGTAACCAAATATCAGCCATAACAGTTACAAACCCAGGTAGGGAATACACATCTACACCAACCATAGTAATTACCGGAGGCGGTGGTACCGTGGTGGAGGTACAGCAACTGTTGGTACAGTAACACATACAGGT